TGGCTCGGCTGTTGCTTCCAGTTCCTGCAGCAACACGCGGGTTATAGGGCGTCGGCTCCGGACAAGACAGTACGCCGGTTCGAGTCAGGTAGCGATATGGTGTCTCGCTCTATCGCACTGCTCTATGCGGATGAGTTCAACTCGAACTTCCGCAGGTTCGGGCTGCTTGCGCCGCGTATCGAGGATGACGCAACGGCGCCTGAGGCATGGCCGATCACGATCCCCATGGACTGGTATGACGGTACCTCAATAGACTTTGGTGAGCCCGATTGCAACCTGGTCCCTACCCACGAGCTGGTCTATACGGGTGGCTATGGTAGCGTCGCGTTCAGGATGGGCTCACGCGCAGAGAACCCGTTCTCACCAGACTCGCGCAGACGCTGGAGTTGGATGAGCATATGTTACCTGACTGGCGCCGGCGCGGTCAACGACGACTTCGCGCTCCTGCGCGCCGCGAACGGCACGTATGGTGCGATTGCGACCGCCGGCCTGCACGGGTTCGACGCAGCTACTGGTGACGCGCGTGCGAATGTGGATGGCCCACGCCTGCCTCGCTGCCTTCCCATCGCTCCCAACGCGCCCACGGCTCCCGAGGAAGTTGTGGCCAATGGCGCAGTCGTTATCATGAGGTGGAATTACTCCGACTGGAGCTCCACTCTCAAGCACGGGCGGACCGGTGGGGTCGGCGGCCCGTATGACGGCATGGTGCGGACACATGCCTATCAACTGGACGCTCTCGTCAAGGACCTAAGTGCTGACTTCGCAGCGTTCAGTGCCTTTCGGGGCCATTAAGGCCCCACCGGGCTCGGATGCCGACCTGGCGGTGTCCAGAGCTCGTCAGGCCCTAGGACTTCAGACTATGGACCAATTGTTCAGCAGAGGGTTGTATTCTGATTGGTGGGATAGTATGTCGCAGTACTTCCCCTCCCGATCCACTGCTCTGCATGCACTATCGGACATAGTCGTCAAGTTCAGGGCCAGTGCGCTTCAGCAGCCTAGTGATAGTTCCGACGACCTTACCCTCCCCCTTACCAAGGAGGAGGCGCGTCGCGCGAGGTTCGCCCACACGTGGAAGGTTCCACCTGCCTTCGAGTCGTTGGGCCCGCGCTATGGCCGGGGTTTCTCCCTATATCTCTACCTGTTACCAGGAGTTCGTCAAGCCGTGTTCCGCCACATGATGTTGGACGTGTTGCGGATCACGCAGTTCCGTTCACGTTCTGCGCTCGACGGTGCCTTGTCAGCGCTCTCTGATACGGCGAAGAAGTTAGGTCCACTTTTCTCGCCGCATTGGATGGATTACGTGAACCTTGGGACTTTAGGTGGTTATCGTGCGGTCGCGGACATTGAGGACCAGGTGAAGGAGGTCACTCAATGGGTCACCGGCGATAAGCTTCATCTCTATCCCACCTCGTCTGGTCCGTCCGAGGTGG